TAGAAAGGCTGGAAGGCGTACTGCAGGCGACGAAACACAGCCGAAGCCGTAAGGAACTGGAAAACCGTATTAAAATGTTAAAGAATTCCAGCAGTAAAGAAAGAAATAATATATAAAAATTATTTTTGGCAGGGGGGGTACAAAAAATAAAAATTCCAGCCTTAAAAATAAAAATAAAAAATAACCCCCCCTAAGAAATTAAGAACTTATATATTATATATACTATATACTTATATATATATATATATATATTATATTATATTATTATATTATTATTATATTATATATATAGTATATTAGTTTATTTCTTTTAGTTTTGGGCTGGTAGATTTTGGGGGGCTTTTATGAAGGTCGACGGTTACATAAGTAAACAGGTAATAACGCGCTGGCTGGAATCTTACGAATTTATGGCGAACGGGGATAGCGACCCAGACGCGCCGCCTTCCAATAGCGGGCCGAAGAACTACGACGGCGTAAGCGGGGGGCGTCTTAATAAGATCATGCTAGACCAGGCCCTTAAAAGCCTTTCACCCTTAAAACGTAGCGTCATAGAAGCAAAGTACATAGAAAAGCTGCCGCTGGCTATTACTTTAAGGGCGCTGGAGATCGGGGAAAGTGTTTATAGGGATAGATTGGAAAAAGGCATAGACGATATGTACAGGTACTTAAACGGCGAAAAGGCAGACCTGGTAAGGCTTCCAGCTAACCAGAAAAAGCTGTTAGGAAAAATATTCGCCAAAGCTTGACATTTTTCGACTTTATTTGTTATATTTATGGTAAGCTTATTCGTTTTATGCTTATAAGCATAAAAGAAACTTTAACCTAATATTTTCCAATCAATCGGGGCGGGCCTTTACGTATAGGCTTTCGCCCCTTTTATATGCGAATCAAAAAGCATAGATATATAGATTTTATACTTTTAAAAGGGGGGCTACGAATGGCGAAGGACAAAAAGCAGAATACGGACCAACAGCCAGGACACCCAGACCCTTACGACTCACGATCGAAGCGCGCGTTACATAGCAAAGCGGACGGCTTGAACTTTATAGACGTACGCCGCGGGAAGCCCGTTTTATGCTGCGGGGCCAGAAAGAAAAAAGGCCCAGGCTTCTGCAGATCAGTAGCGGGGGCTGGGACCGATCACACAGGGTACGGGCGCTGTAAATACTGCGGCGGTATGAATACGGGACCTAAAACCGAAGAAGGCAAAGCAGCCAGCAGCATAAACGCCCGAAAGCATGGCTTCTACAGTAAGGTACTTCGGGGCCAGGAACAGGCAACCTACGAAAACTTATTAGAAGCGAAGGCCGTAACGCTGCAGGACGAGATATACATGTTAAAAGCGAAAATACTTACGTACCTGGACAAATGGCAGAACCGTATAGACGCGGAAGGCGAAACAGCCGCCCGTCAATGGATAACCAGCGGGCTAGATCAAGAAAGAACGTACTATACAGCTTCTACCGCGGACGACAGGGTATTACAGCGGGCGCTGGAAACCTTACGCCGTTTAATAGATAGCCATAGTAAGCTTACAGGTACCGACGGCGAAGGCCTACTGGACAGCATAAATAGGGAACTAAAGGCAGCCAGCCAGGGCGAAGTAACAGTAGCCTGGAAAAGCAGACCCGCACAGCAGCGTAAGGGGGCTTCCGAATAATGGGGGAAGCAGCCTTAAAATACGACTTCGACTACCTGGAGGAAATCGACCCTATAAGCGGGGCGCCTTCTATCGTAGCGGTACCGAAAACCGTAGCAGCTGCAAAGGAAGGCATTCCATACAATACAATAAACGACCTAGGGGAAATTTTTCACCCCGACAATTTACGGGAAGCCTGGCGCTTACTTCGTAGAAATGACCCCTTCGACTACCAGCTGGAAGTAGCGGACCAGATATTATACAGCTGTATGAACGGCCTGGGCTGGTATATCGTCGTAATGATAAGCCGCCAGGCAGGGAAGAACGAAATAAGCGCCTTTATACAGCACTATCTTTTATTATGGGGCTGGTACTTCGGGATAAGGGTAAGCGGGGTAAAATTCGCGCCCGTATATAAACCGCAGGTACAGGCCAGCATGGACCGACTAGAAGGGGCAGACGCGCCAGACAGCGGTGGGCTAGCTGGCAGCCTGGTAACGAAGAACACTTTCACAAAGAGCGACGGCTACAAATTCCATATTGGAAAGCCGCGCGATAGTAATAAATGGGCCTTCCTTTCGATAAACCCGACGGCGAACGTCGCTTCACAGACGGCCTTTACGCTGCTGGAAGGTGACGAAGCCCAGGACATAGAATCGAATAAATGGGAGCGGGACGCGCAGCCTATGGGCAGCTTCAACAACGCGACGACCGTACTTTACGGAGTAGCCTGGACGAAGGAAAGCTTTATTTACAAGGGTATGCAGCAGGCCTACGAAATGGAAGCCAGGCTAGAAGACGAACTAGGCTACAGGCCGAAACTTGTTTTTAAGATCGACGCGCACAAGGTTATAGCTTCGGGGAATGAAAACTATCGAAAAGCTTTCAATAACCAGCTGGCGCGGTTAGGTCCGAATCACATAGCTATACAGACCCAGTACCTGCTAAACTTCGTAGACAGTATAGGCCGCTTCTGGGACGCGGAACAGATCGCGCGTATGTATGCAAATACGTACCGTATGCGACAAGGCCCAGACCCGAACGCCGTATACATTTTTTCGATAGACGTAGCAGGCCAGGAAGAAGAAACAACGGAACTAGGGGACGTAGAAGCGGTAGCTGCTGCAGCTGGGAACCACAAGCGGGACGGAACGGTACTTAAGATAGGCGAATTAATGGCCGACGGGACCGTAGTACCTGTAGCCTTCTACAGCTGGGTAGGGAAGCCGCACAGCAAACAGCGGACCCAGATAAAGACGATCTTAGAACATTGGAATACGATAGGCGGGACCTGCGACGCTACAGGAATCGGGGAACCCCTGGCTTACTGGCTAATAGAAGAACTGCCGAACCAGGAAGTAGAAGCCTATAAGTTTAAGGCCCAGGGCGACGAAAATAAGAGTAAGCTGGGCTACCTGGCGTATAACTTCGTAAGCTACGATAAGCTTAAGATACCGCGCCGCCCGACAGACCCAGCCCAGGCCGACCTATGGGACGAATTAAAATGGCAGCTGGAAAACCTGGTACGGGTAGCGAAGAAGCAGCAAAGTATTAACTATCACGTACCGCCGACAGCGAAGCCGCGCAGGGAAGGGCACGTACCCCACGACGATATGGTAATCGCCCTGTTTTTACTGCTGCGGGCCGCCTATATGATTAAGGACCCTAAACGACGTAAGGCTACAAGCTTCGACAGGTCGGAAGTAGGCGTATAACGACGGCGTTTTTCTACAGCAATTTTCTACAGCATATTTCTACAGCCGTTTTCTACGGCTTTTTTCGCGTTTATAGACAGATCAGTAAGGAAATATACAGGAAGGGGGCGGGAACATGGCCGTAGTAATGAATAAAATACCTAAACTTCTGGAGTTACTAGCGCCAGACCAGGCAAAAGCGACAGCTGGGGTCTGGGTAGCAGAAAACAGTACCTTTTTAAAGGCCTGCCTAGATAAACATAGCGACTGGCTTACAGACGCCGAAGTAGAGAAGCACCAGGCAGCATACGACGGCTTCCTAGAATCGGTAGACCTTCGGGAAAAAGACAGGGACGACGGAATTAACCATAAGCTACAGGTAAATTACGCGCAGCTGGTAATAGATACCCCAGTTGATTATATGCTAGGTAAGCCGCCTGTATGGGGAATCGCAGCGGACCAGGACGACGAAAAGCCCGCCCAGACCCTGCTAGACGAATATCGAAAAGACATAATAAAGCTGCTTCGGACAGAAGAAGCCCAACGGGTACTATCCGAACAATTACGCCAGGGCGGTATAGCTGGCTACAGTGCTACGCTGGCCTGGGTAGACGAAAACGGGAAGATCGACTATGACGAATTCCCCGTAAACGAAGTCGTCCCTGTATTCGATAATAGGGGCCGCTTACGGCTGCTTATTCGTTACTACCAGCTGGAAGAAGACGGCGAAGACCACACAGCGACCCGCCAGAAGCTAGAAATATACGACGGGCGCTATATTACGTACGCCGTAACAGACGAAACGGGCCAGCAGTACCATCTAGACCAGGACGAAGAAGCTACAGGGAACCCTATAGAACATAAAGCCGCCCGAATTCCTGGCGGTATTTTTATCAATGGGACCCCAGCCAGGCACGAAAAGCGAAAGCTGCGGGCTGGAACTTCGGACCTGGCTAACGGGGTCTTTACCCTGCTGGAAGCCCTAGCGGGCACCTTATCAGACAAAGCGAATACAGTAGATCGGCTTTTAGATCAGTTTCTACTGCTTACGGGCGTCGATACGGATAAGAACGAAGTAACAAAAATGAGGAAAAGCCGAGCGATAGCCCTAAAGTCGAAAGAAAGCGGGGCCAGCTTCCTAGCGCCTAGCCAGGAAGACAACGCCGTACAGAATTACCTTAAGGATATAAAAGACGCTATTCACGATATGACAAATACACCAAAAATGAACGACCTACAGGGAGCTACAGCCTTCGAAGTCAAAATGAAGTACGCGGGGCTGGATATTAAGGCAGGCAAAAAGGAAATTTACTTTATGGCCGCCTTAAAGCAAATGATAGCCGTACTTACAGATATGCTTAACTGGAAGCGCCTAGTAGAAGCGAAGGTAGAAGACCCTTACGCTGTACTTACAGGCCAGGCTTCCAGCAGCGTGCCGCTATTTAAAGCGGACTGGCTGCAGCCTACGCTTAACAGGAACCTGCCACAGAATTACCAAGAAATAGCTACGATCGTAAGCACGCTGGTAGGAAAAGTACCAGACGAATACCTTTACGAATTACTTTGGTTTATAGACGACCCGAAGCAGGCCCTGGACGATATGAAAAAGCAGAAGGCAGCGGAAGCTACGGCTAGTGCTGCGGCTTTAATGGGCGGCGGGGAATTCATAAGTACAGCCGTAACAGGCGGCAGCGGTACAGGGACTACAGCATAAAGGGGGCACGAAATAATGCTAAAGGATATTGTAGAACAGCTTAAAAGCTGCGGGTACACTTGCGAAGCGGGACCACTTGAAAACAATGTAGCGTTTTTACAGTTGGAAACTCTGGCAAACGACGAACAAAAGTAAAGGGGGCCTAGCAAATGGTACAAGTACCCGAAAATCCTATAATGGACGCCAGGGTACAAGCTAGGCGCCAACAGGAACTAAACGGCTTTACCGAAAAGTATAGCGACATACTAGACCAGCGCGCCCAGAAATTCGGGAAGGAAATCCTACCAGCCTGGCAGCGGGTAGGGACGTACCTAGATGGGGCCGTAGATCAGCTGTATAAAAAGTACAGCAACCCAGACGGGACACTAGACGAAAAGAAGCTGTACGAACTGGAACGGCTGCGGCTGCTTAAGCAGCATAGCCAGGGGCTTGAAAACGCGCTTAAGGGCCAGGCCGAAAAGCTAGAAAGCAACCTAGCCTACCAGTATACCGACGCTTTTTACTTCCACGCCTTCGGGGCAGAACAGACGGCGAAGGTAGCCCTTAACGTACCTGTATTAAGTCATTCCCAGGTAATGGGGACGGTTAATAACCCCTGGCTACCAGACGGCTTTACTTATTCGGACCGCCTACGGGCGAATACGAAGGGCCTAGCCCTAAAAATGAAAGACATTATCGAAGAATCCGTAAGTACAGGCGCTTCGGCACAAGAAACGGCCCGCATGATACAGGCCAGGACAGGCGAAAGCTATAATAACGCGCTTCGGCTAGCCAGGACCGAATTAAACAGGGCCGCAGCGCTGGGGGCTAGTCATTCGTTTATGCAAAACGCGGACATACTGGACGGGAAACGCTATAACGCAACCCTTGACGCCAGGACTTCCCCGAAATGCAGCCATATAGACGGCAAGCTTTACCAGCTGGAATATGATACGCCAGAAATGCCTGGAAACCCAGGCGAACGAATACCGAATCACCCTAACTGTAGATGTAAATGGACCCCCGTACTTTCGGCCCTGGGCGTAAGCAAACAGGAACGTATAGGGCGGGGCGCTGGCGACAGTAAGACGAACTTCGGGGAACGAATGTATACGAAGGCCCGCAATTATGAGGAATACGCCAAAGAGGTAGGGCTTCCTAGTATGGAAGATCGCTTACGAAACGATAGCGCGAAAAGCTACCTAAGACGGGGCGAAACTATAGCAGACTACAGGGACGCCGTAGGAATGACAGAAAGCGCCTTTGCAAAGACCCTTACGTATGCTTCGCTTATTGCAGACGCTGGAAGCGCAGCTGCTAACATATTCACACCAGCGACAAGCATAGCCGCAGCAAATAGCTGGGCTGCCGCAAATATTCCACAGGTTGCGACCGTAGACTACAAGGGATATGACCTACAGCTGGCGAATGAAGTAAACGAAGAACTTTATAATTTATTCCAGGCATACCCAGAAGTCGAAGACATAAATTATATAGGGACCGCCCAGCAGCGTAATAAAGACTGGTACGAACGAAAGGTACAAGAGTACGCGGAAGCCCTTAACGCGGGTAAGCATGGCGACACCTGGAAGGGGCTAGGCGTAGAAACAAATAAGAAGCTAATACTTAAGCATAAGAGTGTTAAAAAGCCGAAATCTTTACCCGCGAATACCCAGGCCCAGGCAGCAAACAAAAGCTGGGGGCCGCAGGCGGGTATTACGTATAATAAAGTCTGGACGGCGGACTACGCGAAGCTGGCCGAAAGTACGGAAAGATCAGTACGGCAGAAATGGCACCCAGACGGGACCGAGAAGCCTGTTAGTATCTTAATTCACGAATTCGGCCATAGTATAGACTACTTCCTAGACAGCATAGGCTTAAGAGATAAATATATAACGCCTATTACGAAAGACGTCTTAAGTATGTACAGCGTAGAAATAGAAGAACAGCTTAGTAGATATGCTGCTACAAACCACAGGGAAGTAGTAGCGGAAGCCTTCGCGGAATATCGACTTAACCCGAAACCCAGAAAATGGGCTAAAAAGATCGGGGAAGCTATCGAAGCGGCGCTAGAAGAATATCGAAAGGGGCTTAAGTAAATGGCAAGCGTTAGACCGAAATTTTTAGACAGTAAATACTTCGTAGGCGAACCTGGAAACTGGCACCTTAAAGACGGGGCGCCCGAAAAAGTAAAAAAAGAATTCCAGGACTTTATGGGGGCAGACGAAGCCCAGCTAGAAGAACCGACGTTACCGCCTAAACCTTAAGAAGCTGCAGCCGCGGCTTCTTTTTTGTTGGACTACTGGGTGCTTCCCGCAGCAAATACTACCTTACGGGCTACGGCGACGGCTGGACCGCAGGGGCGCCTGGTAGTTTAGATCAGTTATTACAGAAGGGCCTGCTTATGCGGGTCTTTTTGTTTTATAAGCCAGCCCTAGCGTACCAGGGGCTTATAATACCTGGAACGTACAAAGCGACCCAGCGCTTATACCTGGGGCCAAAATTACGGGACCTGGCCCAAATTACCAGGGCAGAAGATGGCCGCAGGGCTATAAACTGCAGGAAGGAACAAAATGAATAAGTTAAAAAAGCTTCAAAAAGACTACCAGGCAGGCAAACTTACAGCGGCACAATATAAGGCAGCCGTAAAGGACCTTTTAGACGACGAAGAACTAGACCAGGACCAGCACGACGAAGCCCTAGAATTCGACCCAGAAGAAGGCGGCGGCAAAGACAAGCTTATCTATTCCCAGGCAGATATGGACGGGGCTATTATGAAAAAGGCCCGTCAGCTAGTACGTAAGGAATTACGGGACGCGGGGGTAGACGTAAGTGAAATTAAGCCCCAGGAACTTCTGGCGAAAGTTGCGGAAATGGCAGCAGCTGGCAGCGGTAAGGAAAAAGAAACCGATAAGGAACTTACTAACTTACGCAAAAAAGCAGCCCTAGCCGACACGCTGGAAACGTCAAACAAGGCCCTAACTATCGAAAACGCCGTACTAAAGGCAGCGGGCAAACTTAACCCTGTAAACCCAGCCCAGGTAGTACGCGCCCTTAATGCAGACTACGCGGACCTTCTGGACTTCGACGAAGAAACGGGCCTACTAGACCCGAAAAGCGTAAGTAAAGCTATTAAGAAAGTAGCGGAAGCAGAACCTAACTTATTCAAAACTGCCGAAGCAGGCGAAGAAGACGACCTAGAAGGCGGCGAAGGCGGCCAGGGCGGTACCTTTTCTGGAAAACCGCCAGGCGGGGCAGGCGCAGGGACAGCCGAGCAGAAAGGCGCAGCTGCAAAGCTGGCTAAACAAAAAGCTGCAGGGCTGGAACTGCTAGGAATTAAGCTAGAAAAATAAAACTTAACCTTTCAAGGGGGAAAACGAAATGCCAGGACAATTTAACGGACAAATTCACCGTAAGGTAACATCTTCGGGCCGCGAAATTAAAGCCAGCGCGCACTATTCATATATCTTGAATGGCTTAACGCTGGACGGTACAAAATTCGCAGCGAAC